CCCTATTTGATTGGCCAAATCTTACAACTTTTCTCCTATTAACCGAGGGCGAAATGTTGCCAAAAATCGTCGGTCCTTTTTTCTATTTCTGTTATCATCGTTGAAACAGAAGGTACAAAGGCTAAACTCCCAAAGTCAGGACGAATTTTGTTAGTTCTAAATTGCTAATTAATTTAATAATGGCTTCGCCAAACCTGGTACCGCGGGTGGGACTCGAACCCACAAAAACTAGTTCCTAAGACTAGCGCCTATGCCAATTCGGCTACCGCGGCAAGATTGAGGGACACCACTGCTCTTAGTATCCCTCAGTAGAAAGAAAGGAAACTCAAATCTGAGAAACCGGTGGCGGTTTATGGGAGAATTGAACTCCCGACTTCGGCGTGACAAGCCGATATGATTACCACTTCACCAATAAACCACAATCCAAGGCACAAAACTAATTTGACCCAAAAATTCAAATGTTTCACAGTTAAAATTGCTGTTTGTGCCTTTCTTTATGTAAATATTATATCAAAGTTTCAAACTTTTTTCAAATTTTTAATGCTTGAGTTCATTAAGTCTGCGGCGATTATGCTCAATTCGACGCTCATAAGCATCTACATGATGTGCCGCACGCTCATAAATTTCATGCATCTTCTCTTCCATCTTAGTCCAGAACTTCCTCTCAAGAAGAAGAACCTGATTGGTCAGTCGCCGCACAGCAAGTTCAACACCATAGTCTTCATCCCAAATTTCACCTGCCGCAAAATTACACTTAGCCTTTGCAATAAGCGGAATCTCTTTCTGAGTTAGAAGCTTAGTAATTACTTCACAAGCAAGTTCGCTCATATCAACAACATCGCCGCTCTTGCCATGAACATGCTCAACTTCACCAAACAGAAGATTTACAAAATCTCTGTCATCCAACTTTGCTACTACAGTGCCCTTCTCTTCGTCGATGTAAATCGTGTAGCAACCTTCAATGTAATTTACAGGATTCATTCTTTATTTTCCTCTCTTTTTAATTTATCAATTTTTTCTTTTAAATCTGCCGAACGATGTTCACGCTCAAAAAGAGCAACTCCAGCCCTACCATTAAGAAGCTTAATGAATTGTCGGGTTGTAGCATTTTTCGGGAAGTAAACCACAGGGTACTTCGACCCTTTTCCAATTATTTCTGCGCCAAGGATGTCGCGGCACATTCTCAAATAATCCGCGAAATTCAAACCTAACAAGCGTGCGGGTAAGACAGTAAAACTACCTGTGGTTCTTTCCAAGGGGAGCAATTCAAAATTTGGGCGCAGGAGATACTTTTCTCGATTTAGACCTTCGTCAAAGTCAAAGTATTTTTTATTATACTCCATCGAATACCCCCTTACATTGTGATTTCATTCCAGAGTTCAGTGATTTCACTTACCTCTTCCTCAGAAAGTACACAAAGGTCTCCCCAGTTCTCTATACAGAACTTATCCCAAAAATTTTCATCTATATTATCAAGTTCATTAAGTCTCTCTTGAGTAAACAATTTTCGGTTTTTCATTGTTTCCTCTTTTGAAACATAACCCTCAATAACATATTTTTTTACAGTAGAAGCAGAGGGAGTTCCACCCAGGGCACGACTAACGCCTGCATATGTTCCGATTTTTAGATAAAGCTCATTTATCTGTTCAATCATCTCTTGAGTTACCACGGTTCGTGCCATTTCTTTTCTCCTTCCACCTTATATAAATATTATATCAGAAATTTTAAAAACTTTCAAGTTTTTAATGCTTTATTCTTCAATTCCGCTTTCTTCAAGCAGACGAGAATAAGTTTTGCATCTAGTACAAGAAAATTCATGGCATTTTTCACAAAAGAAATGCTCAGGTGTCTCACCACTACCCTCCCAAACATAGTGCTTGCCGCCGATGGGGTCAGTGATGGTGATATGAAGTTTTTCTCTTTGATTATAATCAAGAATAGCAACTACCTGCTGGTAGATTTTTTCCTGCTCAAGAAGAGACAAACCATCTATTGAAAATTCAACTTGATAACCTTTAGCTTTCTTTGATGCCATAAATCATTTCCCCTTTCATTTCATTATATATATAATAACATAATTTAGGAGAAAAATCAAATTTTAAAAAGAAAGGAGAAGCATTATGCTTCTCCATTCATAATCTTGGAATAATCTCCCTGCTCTTCAGGGTGATTACACTTGCAGTTTGTAGGCGTCATTCCGAAGTTAAAACCACCATTCATCATAAACATCATGGGAAGAAAATCACTCTTGTTTTCACCCATCATTATATACATCATCATAGGATTGAACTGGCCGCCCTGCTGATTCATCAGCATCATGAGCATCATCATTTCCTTGTTATCTTTCTTACCATCCATCAGAAGTAGAGGCCAGATATTACCAAAAGGATTATCATTGGTAGGAGTCATACCCATGTTATCTACAAGAGATACAAGCTTAGTGTAGAAATTAAAGCCAAAAGGAGACTTTACAGGAAGAACGGTGATGACTTCATGAGCTTGAACATGCCAACATTTCAGAGTACCATCTTCGTGAATCGCACGAACAAGTACAGGAGAATAGTTGTGAATAATAAAATCACCAACTTTTACAGCATTGGCCGCAACAGGTATGGCATATACACAATTAAAATCAAATACAAGACCAGTTGCATCAATTACTTCCATTGTCTTGGTATTTACTGCGTGATAACCTTCCACAGTCTTGAATGCAATACCATAAGGAGACATCTTAGCATCCTCGTATTCACCAAACTGGAACTTTTTCTTAAGATTTTCAAAATTAAACATTTTGTTTTCCTCACTTTCTTTATTTTTAAGTTTTTCAATTTCTTCTTGAATGTTATCTATTTTTAAAGTTAAATTAGTACCATTACAAATAATACCATCTGAATTAATTGAAATTGACCCAGCGGTAGTAGTATAAGGATTATAATAAACATTAGTTCTATCACTATAACTATCTGCTAATCTACTACTAATTAAACTTTCTGAGGCACAATTACAAATACTTTCTACTTTTGTTGTATTTAATGTACTATCACTACAAGTATTAAAAGGTTGATTTCCTAATAAATGATTCAAAATATTTTCCTCTCCATAAAAATCTTCTTTTACAAAAATATTTGGATTAAAAGGAAGAGAAAAATCAGAACGACTATAAACTAAATCCTTAATTACTTTCAAGCACTCCCATTCAGGGTCGTAACCACCTTCACATCTATCTACATTAACAATAACAACTTCCGCACCTTTATAATCATAACCATCCTTGGTAATAATTTTAAAAACAGAAGTATAATTAGTTAAATTAAGGATGTCATAGATATCATTTTTCTTACTATTAATCCAATCTTTTGTAATAAGATAATTATAAGTTTTTGGTGAAAGTCCATTTTTATTAACGAATTTTACACCAATCTTACAAAAAAGTTCTTCCGTTTTCATTTTTCCTCTCCTTTCTCATTTTCTATATATAGTATATCACAAAATTTTCAAAAAATCAAATTTAAAAAGCTCCCAATTTCTTGGGAGCATTTAATTAAATCACAACACAGTCATACATGGGGTCGTTCAGTACTTCCAGCATAACCTCATAACCGCTCTTATCAAGACAGTTAATCAGCGCTTTAAACTGGGAAGGAGAATGGCCGCTAATCATAATGACGTCCTGAGACTGAGTAAGGAAAGTATCTTTTCTTGCTTCCACATTCCAAAGAATCAGCTTGGGAAACTGGTATCCCTTTGCTTCAAACCTCTCCTTCATTTCGTCAACAAAATCGACTCCACAGTAACGCATGTAATTATCAATTTCCATATCAGAAATAACAACTAATGCTTCAGGCATATTTTCAGGAGAAACATTCATAGTAATTGCCGTTGCAAGAATAGTCTCAAAAGCTTTCTCAAGATTGGTGTTATAACCAACTTCGGTGGTCATCACCTGTTGTACTTTTTGGGCGAGACTGGCTTCTTCCTTAATCAGAACATAATGAGGCTTGTTAGTGAAAGTCATATATAAATTATGAAAATCACCCTGATTACGTTCGGCAAAATAAATTGCCAGACCAACAGAAGTATTCATGGGGCGGCCAAGCATAGAACCGCTAACATCGGCCATAACCAAGATATTCTTAGACTCGGTCAAATAATTAGGAAGAGCTTTCCACTGTGCTTCTACAATTTCATCAACAGCACTAACGCCATAATGATGACTATACTTTTCTACCAAATCATAAGGATAAAGAGTAGAGGCATTAATCTTTGCTTCTCCTTTAATCAGCTTCTGCTGATATTCCCTAAAACGCTCATTATCTTTCTTTGCATAAGCATTACGATAACGAAGCATCGCCTTAGAAGGAACAGCTTCATAATTAATTTCATTCCAACGACCCTGACTCATCAGGTTTTCAACAACCTTCAAATGTTCACGAAGCTGATGAAGAACAGTTCGATATTCCTTCTCATTAAGAAAATGAAGCTTACGATAAGCAATCTTTGCCATCTGACGAGTAATCTTACTGGAAGCATTTACAGAAGGAAGCCACTTCGCAAGAAGACTAATAGGCTGCTTCTCGTAATAATTATGACAATCCCCTCGCAGCTGCTGTTCAACAACTGCCCACATCTGGTACTCGGCGTCAGTTCCAAGATAAGCCTTAATAAGGATATCCCAACGATTGAAGTGAGGAACATTCATAATATTCTTAATTGCAATTTCAGGATGATTCTGAGCAAGCCAATTCAGACAAATCTGAAAAGTGCGGCGTTCACCAAGACCACCACGAATGTTACCTGCATAGAAAAGAAGCTTGGTTGCAAGAAGAGCATCTTCGGCAAAAGCATCTTTAAACTTTGCAATAATTTCTTCTTCAGAACGAGAACGCAATGCGCCAGCTACGCTAAACATATCAAGCAATGCGCCCTGTGCAGCAGTATTATAAGCAAGAGCGCCATTTTCGGTAAGAGTAAACTCAGTAGTTTTCTTTGCAGCTTCAGCAAAATTCATTTTCATTTCTCCTTTTATTTAAAGTATAAAAGACAAGGCGCAGTAGGGGTTTGAACCCATTCATTTCATTTTTGCAGAATAAAACTTTAACCAATTTATCTTGCTGTATGCGCCTTACTTTAATAATATTATACAAAATTTCAAAGAAAAAATCAAATTTTCAAAAATAAAAAAAGAGCTTTGAAAACTCAAAACTCTTTCTTCCTTTTAAATTAATGCGCGCACGCGTGCGTAACATAATTTTTTAATTTTGTCAAACTTTTGCTGCTTTTGCGATTTTTACTTCGCCAACTGCGGCTTCCATATAAGTAGCAATATATTTTTCAAGAGAACCATATGCTGCTTCAATGGCAAATTTAACTGTATCGGTAAGCATTTCTTTAAAAATACGCTCGGTTTCAGCTCTTGCTGCAGCTTGTTGTTCTTCGGTAAGGTGACCCTCGCTATTTTTTACTGCATCAACCCAAAGTTGATTAGTATTGGTTACTGCACGAGTAAGGAAAGTAAAAGCTTGTTCAAGAAGCTTAATTTGTTCCTCATTAGCACCTTTCTTTTTCATATAATTAATAAGCCAAAGTCCAAAAGCGGTTAATGCTATTGGAATTAATGATTCGAGAATCATTGCAAGCACTACAATAAAATAATTGTTTGTTGTAATATTTTCCATAATTTACTCCTTAACCTGCTACGTCAATATCTTCTTCGTTATTTTCGGCTGATTGGTAAGTTTTGTAATCAATTTCTTCTGCATCTTTATTTTTTCTTAATTTTAATAATCCACAAATAGAGCCTTCACCTAAACAAGCGGCAAACACACAAGTAATAAGAACTGCTGGTTCAGAACCACCGGTTACAACAAAAACGACGAAAACTGCTATAGTAAAAATTAAAAGAAAAATTCCCATAGAGATTATTACTTTCTTTAAAAAATCATCTTTCTGTTTCATTAATAAAATGTTGGCCTACGGAATCTTGTCCAAGCTTTGCCTGCGCGAACTTGACGAGTAACAAAATCGTAGCCTCTCCTATTATTTAAATTTGTTAATTGGCAACCATAGGCGCCACCATAAAATTCTACAACCCAACCACCACCAACATAGGTACCAATGTGGCCGCTAAGACCAACCCAGTCACCAGGTAATAAATCCTTTTTATCAACAGCAGTAGAATATTTTTTAGAAGTAGTAAAATTATTTGCTGTTGTATCAAAACCAGATTCTACTAATTTATGTTTTCTCAAATAACCAACTTCCATACCAGAACAATCAGAAGCAGGCAACATTGGATTACGAGCTACTTGACGAAGCATCCATTCCTTGCGGTCGCCATTGAAATAATCTGGATAACGGTTGGCATGTTTTTCAATTTCTGCTGGATCAGCAAAATTAATTTTTAAGTTCTTATCATAAAGATTCGCACCAAAGATATATAATGCACGAACATCACCAGGTACATCTTGGTCATAAGCGTAATTAAGAATTTCAAGAACAATTTCTTTTCTTAAATCATTAACTTTTGCAAGGTCTGCCTCAATAGCCTTACGTTTTGCGGCAGAAATATGAGTATATTTATCTAATAAACCAGTTGTTATAGGTTTATTTTCTGGTTTATTTTCTGGTTTAACTATTTTTTCAGCAAATTTTTTACCAGCTTTATAATCAGAAATTATTCTATTCCAAATTGTAACTGTTATTATACCAGTAATAGATAAATTATTTTCTTTTTGATATTTCTTTACCGCTTTTGCAGTATCACTACCGAAAGTTTCACTTGAAATTTTCTTTACACTATCTTCAAAATAATTTAATTCAAAGAGTAAATTCTTGATATAAAACACATCAGGACCTGTCATTCCTTGTTTTAAATCACGAAGAAACTTTACATCTATACTTTGTTTAGAAGCTGTTTCAATTGCTTCCCAAGTTAATACGCCGATAACTCCATCTACATCGAGGGGTTTATTATTTTTATCTCGATTTTTTCTTTGGAAATTTTTTACTGCATCTGTAGTATCTTTTCCGAAAGAAGAACTTTTTATCTCCTTAATATTAGAAGAAAAATATCCTAAATCTAATAAAAGATTTTTAATATAGAGTACATCTTCACCATAAGAACCTTCTCTTAAGTTTCTTGTAAATTCCATATTTTCCTCCTTAATTATTTATTACTAATATAAGTAATAATTCTGTAGAAAGATTTGATTTTCTTAGAAAAATATGTTATAATATTTATATATAATGAAAGGAGGTTTTTATGGAAGTTTATGGAAGAAAAATATAAAATTTATGATAAATTTTTGGTAGATTATTTAGATTGTATTGATAAAGCTGCTGCGCATTGGAATTTTAAAATACTTGTTAGAAAATATAATGAAAAAAAAGTTGAAGATGTATTTCTTCTAACTATTTTAGAAAGAGTACTGTCTCCTTTTGGTTACGATTATAAAGTTGAACCAGCGAGTAAAAACTTTTTTAATTTTTTAAAATTTCGCAAAAAGATTGGGAAAGATAAAGTAACTCGAAAAGCTTTTGAAGATTATTATGGTTTTTATCATTTTACTGCTGGTTTTTTAGAAGCAAACAAAATGATGGAAAAAGGTTATAATTATACAGAGATTAGGAGTTTAATGGGAGAAATTCTTAAAGAATATTACAATGTAGAAAGGACTTGGCGATGAAAATTGAAATTTACACTGACGGTGCATGCGATAAGAATCCTGGCGGCAATGGTGGTTGGGCAGCAGTATTGGTAGTTGATGGTGCTTACAAGGGTGATTGGAGTGGTTTTGAATTTGAAACAACCAATCAGCGTATGGAGTTGACTGCCGCGATAAATGGTATTAAAGAAACAATGCGCTGGATTGATGCAAATGCGCAAGATGCTTTCCTTGATATTTCTCTTTATAGTGATAGTGCTTATTTAGTAAATTGTGTTAAACAACACTGGTGGGCTGCATGGCTAATAAATGGATGGAAAAATTCAAAGAAAGAACCAGTTGCTAACCAAGACCTTTGGATAGGGTTGGTGCCGCATTTTCAGTCGAATTTCATTCAGTTTAAGAAAGTAAAAGGTCATAATGGAAATCAATGGAATGAATTTGTTGATGATCTTGCTGTTTCCGCCCGATTGGTTGCAAAAGAAATGTGTGAAATTGAAAAAGTTTCAAATAAAGAAAGTAACCAAAGAAATTAACTTCAAAATTTGTAATTTTGATTAATTTATGTTATAATAAATATACAATAAATAAGGATTATATTATATATTATATGAAGATTTATATATTAAATGGAAAGGCTGGTAGCGGAAAAACAACCTTTTTTGAATTAATCGAAGAAAAATGTCATAATTATGTTTTTAATTATTCAACTGTTAATTTGGTAAAAGAAGTAGCTACATTTTGTGGTTGGAATGGAGAAAAAACTCCTAAAAATAGAAAATTTCTCAGTGATTTAAAAGATTTATTAACTGAATGGGACGATGTTCCTTATAAGGATTGTGTTCAAGAAATTCATAGAATTGAATGTTTGGCAAATTCTTATGATGTTAATCATAGTGATTGGGCAATTTTTATTGATTGTCGTGAGCCACAAGAAATTCAAAAATTTGTAGATAGATTAGGAGCAAAAACAATTTTTGTTGATAGAGAAATAAAAGGATATATTGCTTCTAATCACGCAGATGCAGAAGTTGAAAATTTTAAATATGATATAATAATTAACAACAATGGCACACTTGAAGATTTGGCGGCCGCCGCTATAAATTTTATTAAAACAGAAGGGATTAAAAGACATGGTTATTGATGGGATTAATTTTGAAACTCTTGAAGCTGAAAAGTATTGGAGCTTTGCGAAGTCTTACAAAGGTGATCCAAAACTGGAAACCCAGCAAATGATTTATTCTGGCGATTATCTTGGCGCCAGAAAGATGGACGGAGCTTATTATCGTTTTATTAAAGATATGGATGGTAATATGAGATTGCAGGGCCGCAGTCTGAGCGTTAGTGGTGAATATCTTGATAAACTTGACCATGTGCCGCACTTGATGAATTTCTTTAATTCTCTTCCGAATGGTACTTGTTTACTTGGCGAAATTTACTTTCCCGATAATGAGGGTTCCAACAAAGTCACTACTATCATGGGATGCCTAACTGAAAAAGCAATTGAGCGTCAGAATAAAGGTGTAAAACTTCATTACTATATCTTTGATATGTGGGCATGGGGTGGTAGGTCTTTAATGAAGACTGCCGCGGCCGACCGCTTTGAAATGCTTCATAATTTAAAAAATACTGAATATGTTGAAGTTGCACATTATTCTGATGGTAATGAACTTTGGGTAAATCTTCAGAACATTCTCGCAGTAGGTGGAGAAGGAGTAGTAATTACTAAAAAAGACTCTATTCCTGCCCCTGGAAAGAGAACAGCAAGAAAGACTCTTAAAATTAAGAAAGAACTTCAAGATACAGTTGATTGCTTCTTTACTGGCCGTGTTTCTGCCCCTACAAAACTTTATACCGGAAAATCTATTGAAACTTGGACTTATTGGGAAAATGAAGTTACAGGAGAAAAACTTAATGGTGAATATTACAAGGATTATGCGGCAGGCATGGCAATTGTTCCTATCACAAAGCCTTATTTTAATGGCTGGGCGGGAAGTTTAGAAATTGGCGTTTTTAATATTGAGACAGGTTGCGTTGAACCTATTGGTTATATTAGTGGTTTAACTGATGAAATTAAAGCTAATTGGAAAAATTATAAGGGTAAGTGTATTGAAGTTGCCGCAATGGAGCGTCATGAAGAAACTGGCGGGCTTAGGCACGCGAAATTTATTAGATTTAGAGAAGATTTAAATATAAAAGATTGCACTCTTCAAAAATTTAATGAACAAACTTAAGGTGAATTATGAAATATACTAAATGTGATATTTGTTGTCAAGATATAGAAGAAGATAAAATAATATTAAAACCTCTATTAGATAAATATTGGAAGGTTTGTCCTCGTTGTTTTAAATTAATGAATTTAATAGAAGAAGAAGCAGAAAAAAATAAAAAGAAAGGAATTTTAGAAATATTCGCAACAGTTTATATTCTTATAAACAAATGTCCTAAATGTGGTAGTCAAAGATGTGATAGTTCTTATGAATGGATGGAGGGTTGTCAGTCTTATAAAAAATTATTAGCTTCTTTAAAGAAGGAAGAAGATGAGTACCTACGAAGAAAAAATAATCCAGATTCTAAAGAAAAATAAAGTTCCTTTTGTGCGAGAAAAGACCTTTCAAGATTTAAAGAAAGGTCTTTATCGTTTTGATTTTTTCTTGCCAAGAGAAAATTGTTTAATAGAAGTGGATGGTGAGCAACACTACGGATTTAATAAACGATTCCACAAAACTCGCCAAGATTTTCTTAAAGCCCAAGAGCGTGATCGCCGCAAGAATAATTATGCACTTGCACATGGGATTCCTCTTTATCGAATTCCTTACTGGGAAATAGATGAACTCTGCGGCCTACCGCAAATTTTTGATGAAAAGCATTTAGTTAAATCAATGTATCATAATGATAGATTGTCAAAACCGAAAAAATTATAATAATTTATTCTTCTATCTACTTATAATTGTTAGGGAGGGTTTGTTATGATTTTTGGTTTATCTATTGAAGAATTGTGTGATTGGATTATACTAATCAGCGCAGTTGGAGTCGCTTTAATAAAAATTTTTGGCTGGCTCAAATCCCCATTTAACTGGGGTAAAAAGAAAAAAGAAGAAATAAAAGAGGAACGCAAGCAGGAAATTTGTGGAGTTCTTGATGAAGAATTGCCGGAACGTTTCTTAGAACATGACTTAGAAACAAGGCAAAAATATTTAAATGATAGATTAAATTATTTAAATGAAATCAAGACTGAAATCCTCTCTGAAATCAAAGATACTTTAGAAGAAATTAAACAAATGAATATAGAACAATCTAAGCAGATTGGAGCAATTCATCAAAGTAGTAAAGATATGCTACGTCAAAGAATTATGATGATTTATCATTCATGTAAACGTGATAAAAGAATTTCAATTTATGACCGTGAAGCTTTAGATGAAGCTTATAAAGACTATAAGTCTGAAGGCGGCAATAGTTATATAGATAAATATTATAATAGAACACTTAGTTGGGAAACTTATTATCCTGACGGTGAAGAAGATTAATAAGAGCGAGAGAAATTTTGACTTTCTCTCGTTTTTTTGTTATAATAAAAGAAAAATAAAATGGAGTTTGTCGTTTGTCCATGAAGGGGAAAAGAAATGAAACTTGATATCTACCAAGAAGAAATCGTTAAATCTACTGCACAGCATATTGTTGTTGTTAGCGGTGCTGGTAGTGGTAAAACAAGAGTGCTAACAGAAAGAATTAAATGGTTAATTGAACAAGGAAATGACCCGAAGAAAATTGTCGCAATTACTTTTACGAACTTCGCAGCTGATGAAATGCGCGAGCGTTTAGGGGATATTTGTAAAGAAGCATTTATTGGGACAACCCATTCCTATGCAAATAGATTATTAATTAAAAATGGATATGATACTTCTGCTTTTATCGAAAATGATAAATTTGATAAATTCTTCGAAGCAATAGAGGAACATCCTGAAGTAATTG